TGAGTAAAGCCCGCAAATTTTTCTTCAAATTCTGACAAATTTGAACCGCCAATAAAGGCTGCATTATCCACCGCATCTGAAAACACGGCCATCAATTCGTCTTTCAACGATTGATGTAAACTTTTTAACTCAAGAAAGGGGATTTCTTGATCCAACCGACTTCCTTCCAATTTACCTATTTAATTGTCATCACTATTTCTAATGACTTCGAATGTTGCGCCATCAACTTTAGCACTATCAGCAATCGTTCCTGCTGGAGAACTAGTGATAATCATCACGAATGAATCATCAATAGCACCTGTGTATGTGCCGAGAGTATTCAAAGTAGCAGAAGTAACTCCGAACGTACCAGCGTCTGCAGAATCATTGTAAGTTATACCAGTAACAGACGCGGCATGAAAAGTTGCTGTGTTACTAGAATTGATTTTAGCCAGATTGATCTTCCCATAATCAATCCCAGTAAACAGCGAAACTCTGCCCCAGCCTTGATTTTTATTTCCAGACGTGTCTATAGCAATATTCTGCAGGGTAGCGACTTGACCGGTGTCATACTCTACTCCAATCCGCATAATATAAGCTGCGTTGCCTTCTTCCATATATGAAAGAACAGCATACATCAAATAACTCTCGGTGAATGGATCACCAAAAGTATCGATAGCTTGCTGCGAATTGGTGATGAGCGTGGGTACATTCATAGGTCCCTTTTGAGCTGTCCCTATAAATGCTGGGCGCAACGGCCCAACCGCAGATGGGATAACACTGAGATCTATCTCTCGTGGGAAAACCCCAGGACTTAGATAAACTGCCATTTGGTTACTCCTAACACTTCATTATCAGTTACTGATATTTTTGCCGAAAAAACTAAGAAGTCAAAATTCGTTCTTGATTTTCCAACAATTCACTATCATAGGTTACTTTCAACATTCCTCTGGCCACTAGATTCTTAACTTGATCATTCAACAAAAAACTTTTAGGTAATAATGCATCTTGACCTGGTGACAATCTTACTTGTTGTTCATTTTTAAAAAAATCGCCGCCGGGTGCGCGCACCTGCAAGGCAATCATTTGTGAGCTATCATTATAAATCCTTACGACATGGGTTTTGTGCTTAGCCATCGTTGTGTACTCCTTTTTAAATTTTTAACATCAATCAGAGTGACGTCCAAAGACTCCCGGTGGTGTTCTATTAAATGCAGCGTCTGTGGTTGTTTGCACAGGCTCTTTCCAATATGGTGCTCCGTACCCATGACCACCTTGTGAAGCCAACAAAACCTGACCAACTTTTTCGTTTAATGTTGTAACTCTACCAAGCACAGTTGGCACAATTTCCTCTGGAATTGGTAACCATGCTTCTGCTGTAAAGCTCGCTTCATATCTTACGTTTGCGTGTTGATCATATCCTGTTTCTTTTTCACTAGCATCAGTTGAACCACCAAACTTCATTTGTATATTTCCCTGAAGTTTACCATCAAACATTTTGAATTCAGCAAGCGGATTGAACCTAGTTAATATTTGATATAAAATATATTCTGCGTCTCGCTTATGTTCGGTCCATATTGTCAATGTATAATTTACATTAAAAGGCACAGGGCGATACACTTTGGCAACCAAAGTTTTTCTAGTATTAACAAATCTTTTGGAGATGGGGGCATAAGGGGGGCTAAATTTATCGGGATTATACTCATGGCTTTCTCTACTAATAGCCGCTAACGGCAGTCTGGCCCTACCCTCTTTTAAATCATCAGCCCAAACCAATAAGCTCTTATCACCGCCAGATATTTTTACTCTCATAAACCTATAAGAATCTTTAGTCGGAACTCTAATACCGGACCAATATTGCTTAATAGTGTCATCTAATGACCTAAACCCAGGAATTAAGAATTCTTCCACATCAGATGGATATGCTAAAAAATCAGTGCCATCAAATGGATTACGGCCAGCCCCAGAATGCCCAAGTTGCCGCACTGCAGGGATTTCTCTTAATCCCTGCGGAATTTGGTTACCAAGGTTTTTGGATTGTACTGTGTAATCGGAATTAAAATCATAAATAGGCATTATATTACACCATTATCACGCAGCATTGATATCAATGTGCTTGGGTTTTTCAAATTGTTCATATAATTTAAAACTTTTTCGGCTGTTTCTTTACTTTCTTCTTCATCCATAGTTGCGGTGCCATGGATGAAGAAGTCTATTTTAACACCAGTTGCTTCTTTCCCTTGGGGTTGACTAAGTTCAATCTTGTCTTTTAACAACACATTTATATCTTCTGTTATACCTTTAGCCACAGCATTTAATATCGAATGTTGTTTTACTTTAAATTCTGCGCTAATCTGTCCGTTAATAGCCTCAGAGACCTTCGACATATCTGCCATTTGTTTTCATCCTTTCTTCACTAGGCATATCTTCTTCTGGCCTGATAGTGATGTCAGCAGTTAAAGTTTCAACAGTGCATGTTAAATATAACCAATGATACCTAAAATTCCCACTAGGAGTAGCATTAATTATTCTAAAATTTTTGGGGCTTATTGCAGCTGCGTTGTAAGGCAATTGAACAACATCGCCAGCCCTAAGCATTCTTTCGCCAAATTGATCAAAAACTTGCAAATGGCTGAAAACCACCTCTGTTTTATTTTTAGTATCAGCGCCCCATTTAGCCAGTTCAACTTCTATAGGTTGTGGCTTAAAGTATGCCTTCATAAATTCTGGGTTCCAATAAGTGGGATCTGGGTCTTCGTCCCACACTTCATCATAATCAGCATTATCTGTCCTAATATAAACTTTTATTTCTGCCCCCGATACATTTATTTGCTCATTGGCTAATGATCTTGCCAATCTTAAATCGGCACTTTCGGGATTATGGATCTGTATAAGGGAATTACGTTGTTCTACATCAGACCTAAAACTTTTTAATGTAGAATTAAATCTATCAGCAGATACTCCACCTGTATCTTGAGCAAACTGATGTATCATGTTATTCCTCCAATTTATATTTGGAAGAAATCAAACTAATAACCACCAACATTTATACGAGCCGATAACTTATCGCGTCAAGCCTAATATAGTGCCTTCTGTTACATATGGGTTAACAGGAGGTTTGGGTGTGCTTGCAAAGTCTGGAGACGGACAAAAACCCGTTCCAGCAATATCACAGTGATCGTAACTAGTGGTAGTGGTAGTGGCAGTCGAAGCCATAGTTCTTAATGTGTTATAATAATCTGGATATTTTGGACAAACATCTTTACCCGCGCCACATTCGGTTTGTATCGTTGGAAGAACAAACCATTTTTTCCTCATATTCCCAGAACCAAAATTGTGAGAATATAATGTATAAGACCCAGGAATGGCTGCAAGAGCGTCTTTTAAACTTATCAACGCACCATTGCAAGTCGCGGCCCTATTCAATGCATCCGATGTCATAGCAGAAGTGGGTTCGCAACCAGGAATTAATATCTGGTCAGTACCCATAACTTCTAATTGATGCCGTAATGTAATACCTCTAGACATGATCACCACACCGTTATGCTCAAAGGTTCCCCTAGTAAGTAAGCTTTCTCAATGATTTCTTCTTTTTCTTTTATGCCTTCGCTTATCAAATCAGCACCATCATAACTAATAGAACCACCATCGGGGGTTGGTACACCAGTGACTTTGCGTCTGGCACTCCCAACCATCACTTTGGCTTCTGCCAACATCATATCAAATGCTAATTGTTTTGCTTGTGGGCTTCTAAAATGATTTATCACTGGCGTATAAAGAACAACTACAGGAAAAGCACCTTTTGGTGTTGGATATAACCTTATTAATTGATCTTTGGATTCCCCATCTACCTCCCCAATGACCTCCCAATGACCTTCTGTGCCTAAAACTTTTTGGCTAAATTTTCTGTATGCCTGCAGTAAATGATAGTCCGTCAAAATATTTTGGACACCAGAAATATTTCCAATATTAAATAAGAAAGATTCAGCACCAAAAACATCATCTATTCTTGTCGACACTGGATCCCAAGAAACTTCTTGTATCCAATAAGCATCTGCGGGCATTGGGTAAGTGGATTTTAATGGTTCCGTGTAAAACAAAGCTATTTTTTGTTCTCTAGGAAAATATCCAGCGATAAAATCACCGGCCACAGCTAATATTGAATTCCATTGATCTTCAGCTATTTCTACTTCAACCACCGGATGTCCTAATTTAGATAGGACATATTTTTTCATAGGTTCAGGATTTACCTTTAAAACAGCCGGTAAATCAGCTGGCGCAATAATTGCCATTTTTACACCCGATCATCAATATTAAACTCAACCCAAAATCCTAGTTCTTGTTTAGTGGGATAACACGAATCTGGTAGTCTCTCAGCAAAAATGTCTGTGCTCCCGCCCGCAACCCTTTTTGCATACTCTTTTATCCTGGCGTTAATCATTCTCCGAAAACCATTTTCTCCAGCATCAATTGTATCAATCGGCATGGTTGACTCGCTATTTAGGGAAATGGTGACCTCTGTCTCCCCAGACAATGCCCGAATAATCAATTCTGAATATCTTATATGTAATGCTACTGGGAAGACCAGCTGTGATATTTGTCTCTAAAAACGTTTTCAATGCTTTTACTTCGGTCTCTATTGTTGATGTTGGATTACCCCCCGATTCCCATGGGTGAGCGCCGCCTGCTCTGGTAATCGTCTGACCAGCATGGATCATTTTCGTGTCGGGATGGGGCTGATTATTGGCGCTAGATGAAGTGTAAAACCCAGTGATACGTACTTGCGGAGGGGCATTTCCAAATTGCGGCACCACTGCACCGCCATATGATAAATTGCTAAACCTACTACTAACACTGCCAGTTGGGCCAGCATCGCTTCCCCCATATGACTGGCCACCAGATGGTGTGGCAACATTAATAACATCACCGCTACTCCATCTTTCAGTACCAATTTCAGCATCTACCACAGCATCGCTAATCAACGATGCTATTCTTTGTAATTCTCTCGTATTCTCAGTTCTCTTACCCGGTAACTGTGGGAAGATTTTAATATGAACAGTGAATGGAACTTGTTTCGACATTATTTTACCCTTATATTACAAACCTATAATAATTTTGACACAAACCGCCCGCTAATCTTTTTTAGGTTAGCCGTCATTAAATACTGGACCCAGAAGGTGATCAAGCGACGCTACATCGTCAATCCGTTCTCGGCGATCCTGTTCCACTGACTGAGGTAATTTTTGAGGTGAACTTTTTACAGAAGTAGACACTGCTGCACGCACAACACGTTCTTTGACAGCGACAATTTGAATTTGTGCCGCCGCATCGGTGAAGGCAGAAATGATATTTGCCATCGTCAATGGAACGTCTTGCGTTCTCGTAAGTTCTATGCCGCCAATGATGTATGCCTGGGCGGTTGCCAACGATATATTGCTGTCATTAAGATTGTGTACTCTCAATAATATATCTCCGGCATCCCCCAAATCACCACTGTTTTTGCCAGTGTAAGTGCTTAAATTTTCGCTAGTGCCTTCTGTAAGAACGATTTTCTTGTTAACAAAAGTCACAGAAGATGCAAACTGCTTCGCAACATTATCCCACATATAATTGTCGGATAGTCTTTCAATCGAAGCCGCTAGGCTCAACCCGGTCGCATCTGGATAACTAATGTAAATTGACATACTTTATTTTTGAATTTTCGTTCATTTCTCTCATTTGTTATTTTTCAAATAAGATTATATCTGGTCCATATAAACCGTTGTTTGCAACAAATTTCTTATAATGCTGTGCCCTTCTGGCATTATTCTTGACGCATCTACTATTGGATGATCCAAAAGATGCTTTTCTCTTTTTAGTAAATCTAAAAATTTTCCATAATTAGGATGTTCTTTATTGGACAGATCTTTTTCTTTGAACTTTTCTATCCCGCCACCAAGATCCGGCCAATTTTTAAGCATGGTAAGATTTACCCTGGTTGCATTATTGTTTATTGCTCTTTCTATAAAAAGGGGGATATCTGTGAAATTGTCTGATTGAACTATCATATTAAGAATAAATTGCTTCCCTAATTTGGATATAAATTTCATTGCATAATCCATATCTTCAAACTTCCCGCCCAACCTTGTTTTTTCATATATCTTTTTACTAGCAGCATCAACACTCATTTTTATTCGGGTTATATTATCGTGTAATTGGCTAATCGAATCCCAATATTTTGGGATCAACAACCCATTAGTGAATATTTC